AACGACAGCACGGACCCGAGGATCCCGCCGATCGCGCCGATGACCTCGCCGCTCACGCGCCGCCCCCGTGGTCGTGCCCGGGCGCCGGCGCGCTGAAACTCGCGTGCCACGGCTGATCGAAGTACACCCGCCCGAACTCGACCGCGTCGGCCCGCACCCATCGCGGCGCGAGCGATTCGTCCGCAGGCCCGACGAGGAGGTACGGGTACGAGGCCGCCAGCACGAGCGAGAGGCGCCCCTCGGGGTCGCCCGGGACGCGGACCGAAAACGGAATCGTCATGCCGCCGAGCGTAGGGCCCCGCGCGCGAGGGGGAGACGGCCTACACGGGCACGAGGCTCGAGGCCGTCACCCGGCTCCGCAACACCGCCTCGACGTCGGCGAGGACGTTGCCCGAGATCACGATCGTGTTCGACTGCTGCAACGGGAGCTCGGTCGAACCCGATTGCAGGTAGGCCGTGATGTCCACCTCGATCTCGCTCCCGACCGTGTTCCACGCGCCGCCAAGGGCCGCCGTCCGGTTCGTGCCGTTGATCGTGAGGTTGATCGCGGGGTTCGATGGCGAAGACGCCTCATAGATCCCGTAGGTGAGCGCGTGCGTGTGCGCCGAGATGGTGTGGGTGTGGCTCGATTCCGCGGCCGCCGTCTGCCCACTCACCGAGTGCGTGTGCGTCGATTCCGCCGCCGAGGTCGTCGAACTGAGCGCGTGCGTGTGATCCCATGAGGCCATCGAGAACGCCCCATGCGTGAAGAGGTTCCCGAGCGAGTCGCGGTATTCGTGCGCGTGGCTGTTCAGCGAATGGGTGTGCCCCTGATTCTGGTTCGAAGTCGTCCCGCCCGTCTCCGTGTGGGTGTGACCCTGCGAAACATCCTGAGTAGAGGAGACATCAGGCCCGGCAGTTTTCGGCGTTCCCGACATCGTGCCGAGGAGGAAGTTCGCCGAAATAGTCCCGGATTGGGGCGTGCCCGACGTGGTCGCATTGATCCCGTGCGAGTGGCTCGAGCCGCCGCTCGAGGTCGTGCCGCTCACCGAGTGCGTGTGCGACGTGCCCCCACTCGACGTGCTCCCCCCGCCGCTCGCCGCCACGCTCACGTTCGACCGCAGCGCCTGGACCTTGAACGTGAGCTTCGCTTGATGCACGAGCGAAATGTTCGCGTCCCATTTCACCGTCAACGTCGCGTTCTTCCCCGATTCGATCGACGTCCGGTTGAGGATGTGGACCTCGTGATAGGTGTAGTTCCGCAGCGAAACCTGCAACGCGTGCATCGATTGGAACGCCTCCGCGATGCGCGTCGCCGGGTCGTCCTGGTAGCGGTCGACGCTGTTCACGGTGAGCTGCCACGAGTCCCCGCCGGCGTCGTCGAAGGTGCGCCGGAAGGCCATCAGGTAGAGGTGCGCGTCGATCGAGCGCCACGCCCGCGCGCCCGTGGACTCCTCGCGGACGATGCCGCGGTACACCACCCGGACCGTTTGCCCGAGCTCGAACAGCGGCGTGCCTGACGTGCCCAGGTGGCGAAGGCCCGTCACGGCGACGCGGTAGCTCACAAGCGGCGCCGCCGCCCGCGAGAGGAACGTCGCCGCCACGTCGTAGAGCGCGTTCGCCGCCGCCTGGAACCCCGCCGCCGAGTTGGCCAGCGGGATCGCATCCTTCACGCTGAGCACGCGCTCGCGGCGCCCGTAGGCGCTCACCGCCGAGGCGTCCTCGAGGTAGTAGTAGGTCCGCCCGTCCGGGCCCGTCGCGCTCGAAATCGCGTACGGCGTCGCCCGGTTCGAATACCGGAGGTCGAGCTGGTTGAGGCCCTCGCCGGCGCCGAGCGGGATCACGGTCGTGACGAGGTCCTCGGATTCCTCCTCGACCTCGAGGCCCGAGATCGGGAACAGGCTCGTGTTGCCGGCCAGCTCCGGCGTGACCGCCTCGACGTTCTGGAACACCACGCCCGAGGCGGTCCCCGCTGCGACGAGGTCCACCTCGCGGTTGAGGTTGTCCTCGCGCACGTGCACCCGGAAGATCTCGGCCACCTTCGCCAGCGCCTCCCAGCGCGACGGGCCGTCGAAGCGCGCGAGGAGCGTCGTCGCGGGCGTGGCCAGCGTGCCCGGCGCCCACCCCGTCGCGTGCAGAAGGCTCCCCGCCGTGGCGTTGTCGCCCACGGCCGCGGCCAGCGTCGCGCCCGAGTACGACCGCCCGAGGAGCGTCGACAACCGCGCGAGCTCGCGCGCGATCGACGGCCCGGACACGCGCCGCACGAGCTGTCCGCCCGCCCCGACGACCGTGTTCACTCGCTCGACGATGCCGCGAAACACGAGGCCCTCGCCCTCGCGGTGGAAGCGCAGCTCGTACCCCTGGGCGATGCTGTCGCCCTGCCGCGAGGTCGCCGGGACATCGCACGAAAACGCCCCGATGCGGTCCAGCTCGAGCGCGTAATCGAAGGCCAAAACGTCCGTGATCGGGCCCGCGTCGACCTTCGAACCGGCCGCCGTGTAGACGTCGATGCGGATGCGGCGCCGTGGGAAATCGCCCGTGACGGCGACCGCCTCGGCCTCGGTCACGTTCGCCGCGAGGCTGTCCGCGTCGGGGTCGAGCACGACGACGGCCGCCTCCGCCTCGGTCACGTTCGCCGCCGCGTTCTCCGCGTCGTCGACGGTCGCGGCGATGGCGTCGGACTCGGTCACGTTCGCCGCGAGGTTCTCGGCGTCCACCGGCGCGACGAGGTCGACGGCCTCCGCCTCGGTGACGTTCGCGGCCGCGTTCTCGCTGTCGGCCTTTTCGTCGACGGTCTGGACCGCCTCCGCCTCGGTCACGTTCGCGGCGGCGTTGTCGGTGTCGGCCTTCGGGACCAGATACTCCTCGGCGACGAGGAGCGCCATGCGCGTGACGCGCGCGGCCACGCTGGCGTTGCTCGCCACGCCGACCTCGGCGCCGTTGACGCTCGTCGCCGTCCACGCGTTCCCCGAGGGGTCCGTCGAGCGGATGTAGCCGCGGGTGACGTAGGCCGAGCCCGGGTCCGTGTAGCTGCCGATCGCGTCCGTGCTCGAATACCGGAACATCGGCGCGATGGCCGACGCGCCGCCCTCGTCGCGCGCGTGGAGGAGGGCCTTGACCGCCTTCACCGTCGGCGAGCCCGCGAGGTCCGTCGTCGCGAAGCTCGACTTGTCGCCCGAGGTCGAGGACTTGATATAGGTCGTGTCCCCGTCGGACGTGCCGTCATCGACCTCGGCGTAGGTCGAGCCCGTACCGCTCGCCCAGTTCGCGTAGTTGCCGGCCGCGTTCGGGGTCAGCGAGGTCACCCGCAGCGGGCCGCACCACCCGTCATCGCGGAAGGCGATATCGTCGAACCGGACATCGCCGGTCGTATTCGCCACCACGCCCACGGCGGCGATGCCGATGTTGCCCACGGCCGAGGTCAGCGTCAGCCCCGACGCGTTCACCACCTCGACGCCGTCGACGCGCATCACCACCGACGCGGCGCCCGCGGTGGCGGCGTTCAGGACCGCGAATTCGATGTCGTAGACCTGCCCGGTCGAGCACGAAAACGACCCGCTCGCGACCTGCCCGACGTTCGAGCCATCGACGTACACGACCTGGAGGACGCCGCCGGAGGTCGCATTGATGTAGGCGAGGAGCGGCGTGCCGCCCGCGGCGAGGCCGTACACGAGCCAGATCGCCGCGCTGCCGCCGAGGAGGGTGTCCCACCTCAGCGTGAAATGGGAATAAACCGAGGCGGTGTTGAATTCAGCGCTCGCCCCGTCGGCCTGCTTCCCGAGGTAGGTGAAACAGAGCGCGCCCGCGGGCACGGCGCGAATCGAGTGCGTGCCCGTGATCGGCGACGACGACGAGACGGTGATCCCCGCCCCGTACCCGTTGCCGTCGTAGCTCTCGCTGAAATCGCCGGAGTCAAACCCCGCGAGGTTGAGCCAGCCCATGCCCGCCCTCCGCTAGACGAGCACGATCGTATCCGTGCACGTGATTTGCCAGCTCGCCGAGGACGTCTTCGTCCCGAGCGAGATCACCTTCCGCGACAGCATTTGTCCGGACGAGGAGGCGTTGAACACCCCGCGCTCGTTCCAGGCGTAGTTCGCATCGCCCGTGCCGAAGGTCGAGCGCCACGTGAGCACGTTCGCCGAGCGGCTCGGATAGGTCGCGTCCATCGCCTTGCGCGTCTTGTTCGTCGCGGCCTGCAAATCCGTCTGGGCGGCGGCGTGGGCGGTCGAGGAGTCGCCGATGCCGATGTAGGCGTTCGCGTTCGAGAACTTGTTGTAACTCGAGCCGCCCGTGATGGCGTCGGCGATGAGGTCGCGCGCGAGGTTCACGAGTGCCACGGTTACACCCCCTCCGCTTCGCTGGCGGCGGCGCCGAGCGCGTCGGCGTCAGCGAGGGCGACGGCGGCGGCGGGGGCGGCCGCCCACGCCAGCGCCGCGACCTGGAACGAATGCTCGCCCTCGGTCACTTCGTAAACGATGTCGTTGCGAACGGTCCGCCACTCCCCGGCGCCGCGCGCGATGCCGATCGCCACGAGCGGGTTGAACCCCTCGCCGTCGTCGATTTCCTGTTCCTGCACGAAGGTGCTCACGCGTCGAACGGTGCTCATTGGCTGGCCCTCCTCGCCTCGAGAAATGCGATGTGGTCGGGATCGGTGATGGGCGCACCGTCGAGGCCCGCCCACGTCCGGCCGGTCACAAGGACGTCCCGCGGCCGGCACTTCGGAAAGCATGACCCGTGGCCCGCGCGCGGGTCGCGAGGGTCGTGGTCATAGATCTCGAGGCGCTCCTCGCTGCACACCCCGCTCGCGTAGCGGTCGCGGTGCCCGCCCGCCGCGCGCACGAGCGCCCCGAGGTCGACGATGCCGGGCGCGAGCTGAGGGAGATCACTCGTACGCCGCATAGAAGCTCCACTCGACTGAGAGATTCGGGGTGCCGCCGTCGGAGTAGCGCATCGTGTTGTCGCCCGGCTCGAGGCGCATGAGCCCCGCCTGCGTCGCGCCCAGGGTGGCGAGCGCGTAATCGTCGGCGTAGGTCGAGCCGTCATCGTCGCTCCACTGCACGCGGGCGGCGCCCGCGTCGATGCGCAGCTCGCTGTTCGCGCTCACCGCGTCGCGCGTGCTCGAGATGCTGTAGCCGTTCGTGAGGTTGGCGAGGCTCGGGTTCGTGAACCCCGTCGCGCCGCTGGAGCGAAGGCGGAACACGGCCGCGAGCACGGGCGCGTTCCCCGGGTTGTTGACCGTAAACGACGTCGGCGTCGCCGAGACCGCCTGCGTGCCTGTCGTCGCCGCGCTCGCGAACCAGTCCGAGTAACGCCGGAAGCGCAGCGCGACAGCGACGTTGTAGAAGTCGTCGACCCGCGCGGAGTAGGTCGGCCGCGCCGCCAGCTTCGCCCACGCCCACCGCCGCGAGCCATCGCTCGCCAGCGCGTAGAGCTTCCCCCGCCCGATGCGCCGCAGCGTCCCCGCGCACGTGTCGAACTGCGTCTCCGCGTCCGCCTCGCTCGTCCCCCAGATCGTGAACCGCACCGCCTCGTCGCCGACGTCCTTGACCCACGGCTGCACGCCCCCGAAATCGTGCGCGTAGTCGGCGCCGATGACCGCCTCGGAGGCTTCGCGGTAGCCCTGCGCGGCCTCGTGCTCGTAGTCGTCGACGGGGAAGGTGTACGAAATCAGGCCGTCCTCGCTCGTGAGCTTCTCGAGGTAGCGGATCGCGCCCATCAGGCCACCCCCCGCGCCCGCAGGCGTGCCATCACGAGCGCGCCGAGGTCGCCCGCGGTCATGCTCGCCTCCTGGGCGTCGCGCGCGTACACGGGCCCGTTGATGTGGACGACGACCCCCGTGCCGCCGCCACCCGGCCCGCGCCGGATGCGGTCGGCCGCCGACTCGGGCACGACCATCTCGCCGGGCGAAAGCATCGCCGGGAACACGTCGCCCGCGCCCCGCGGCCCGGGGACTTCCCAGAGCCCACGAGCGAGATGCGGCACCGGGTTGTCGGGAAGGTCGAACCCGATGTCCTTGCCCGCGATGGAAATCGACAGCGAGTTCGGGATCGCGTCGTTGACCATGTCGATGGCCGTGTTGATGACGGCCTTGAGCGCCTCGAGCACGCGCTCGCCGAGGTCGCCGATGAGGCCCGGCGCCGCCCGCATCCCCTGGAGGAGGCCGTCGAGGAGCGCGCCGCCGATGGCGAGGCCCGCATCGAGCATGATCCCCGCCATCCCCTTGATCAGCCCGATCGCGTTCTCGATCGTCCCGCGGATGAGGCCCCACACGCTCTCCACGATCTGCTTCACGCCGTCCCACGCGCGGTCCCAGTCGCCCGTGAACACGCCCATGAACACGTCGACGATCCCCTTGATCACCCCGATGACCGTTTCGATCTCGAGCCGGATCTGGTTCCAGTAGGTTTCGACGACGAGCGCGACCGCCTTCACGCCCGGCTCGATGACCTGCTTGATCTCGTCCCAATGGTCCTTGACGAAGCCGACCGCCTTCGAAACCGCGTCCGAGACAGCGGTGAAGATCTTCATCGCCGCGGGCGCGAACGTGCCCGTGATCCACTCCCCGAACGCCTGTAGCCCGGCCTTGACCGCGTCGAACGCGACCCCGAGCGCGGGCACCTTCGCCGTCACCTGGTCCCAGTGTTGGATGAGCACGACGATGCCGGCCACGAGGAGCGCGACCGCCGCCGCCACCGCGATCAGCGGCGCGTTCGCGGCCACGAAGGCGGCCGCCGAGGCGATCATCGCGGCCGTCTTGACCACCTCCGCCGCCGCCCACGCCAGCGCCGCCGGGACCATCGACCCGAGGATGACGGCCGCCACCGCCGCCACCGCCGCCCCGAGCGGCAGGAGGATCGGTTCGAGCGCGCCGAGCGCCCCGAGCATGCCCTGCACGACGCTCGTGATCTTCGGCACCACCTCGTCGGCGAACTTCTGCATCGCCGGGACGATGGTCTGCGCGAGCACGCCCGCGAGCACGGTCATCACCGGCAGGAGCGCCGCGCCGATGGACTCTTGCAGCTCGCCCATCTGGAGCTTGGCCTGTTCGAACTGCCCCGCGGTGGACTTCGCGAACTCGCTCGCCTGCCCGCCGAACTTCGCTTGCACGGCCGCGAGCGCGTCCGCCTCGGTCGCGTTCTCGCCGAGGACGATGCCCATTTTCTTGAAGACCTCGACGTTTTCGCCGTTGAGCTTCCCGAGCATCTTCGTCGCCGTCGCGAGCGGGATCCCGGCGCCGCGCGCGAGGTCCATCGCCGCCCGCTGGCGCTTGAGCGCCTCGTCGGCGTCGCCCGTCGCCGCCGCCAGCGACTGGAACGAATCGCGCACCTCGTCGTCGGAGAATGCGAGCTTCTGGCCGTCCGAAATGGCCTTGTCGACCTTGCCCGAGATCTCGTTGTAGTCGCCGCCGAGGTTGCGGATGGCCTGGGCGAGCCGCATGCTCGCCGCCTCGTCCTCCGCGGCCGCTTTCGCCGCGTCCATCAGGTAGCCGGGAGCCTTCGAAACGCCCGCCCCGAGGGCGAACCCCGCGCCGATCTTCGCCACGTCCGTGAGGTGGCCGCCGAGGCCCTTCGTCTTGATCTCGAGCTCGCCCGCGGCGTCGCCAGCCGCCTTGAACGCCTTTTCGGCGCCCGTGGCGTCGCCCGTGAACACGACCTTGAGGATGCGATCGGACATGGCCCGAGACTAGGCAGCGCCGCGCGAGAGGGGCCCCGTCACGGCGCCCGCGACGCCTTCGCACTCTCCTCAAGCCACGCTTTCATCGCCTCAAATTCGTCGAGCCGCAGCGCCCAAAACCCCGCCGGCGTAAGCGCCGGGAACGCATGCAGGAACGGGCCTAGCCAGGCGAGCCGGGATCGGCCGCGCCGGCGGCCCCGGCTTTTGGGATCTCCACCTCGAGGTCCGTAAACCGCAGCGCGCGCGCCGCCGCGAGCGTGAACGATGGATCCTCGCGCCGCTTCAGGATCCACACCATCGCCGTGAGGACCTTCGTCGGCACGTTCCCGGCATCGAGCGCCGCCGACAGTTTCATCACCGGGATCCCCGTGTACTCCTCGAGGTCCTCGGCATCCTCGAGCGACAGCTCGTTGACGTTGAAAGTGATTTGCACGGTTCCCCCCCTACTCGCCCGGGGCGATGCCGAGCGCCTTTTCAACGGCGTCCAGCATCGCATCGAGGATCTCTGATTTGTTGCCCCGGATGGTCGGCCACATGAAGTACCCTGCGTCGTCCCCGCTCCCCCGCCACGGGAATTCGCGGTATCGCCGCGAGCCATACTCGAACGTGAGCCCCCATGCGAGCCCGCCCGAGCCCACGCGCACCCACGGCGTGTCCCCGTCGGCGCCGGACGTGATCGACTTCACGAGCGCGTCCCAATGCTGTTTCGGCTCCCGGCGCGACGGCGCCGAGCGCGGGCGCATGAGTGATGCCCGTTCGCGAGTCTCCTCGCGAACGCCCTTCGCCACCTCGCGGAACCCCGCCCGGACCTGCTTGTCCAACCGCTCCGGCGCCCCGCGCATCGCCTTTATCAGCTCCGAAAGGCCCTCGATCCGGTCGAACGCCACTTCGCTCGCCACGGCTACGCCGCCGTGTCGGTCGTTCGCTGCTCGAGCGTGATCACCGGGTTGGTCCCGTCGTCGATCGCGATGAACGTCATCGGCTCGCGGATGATCTCCGGCCCGCTCGCGTTCGGCGATTCGCCCGAGAACACGAGGAGCGGAATCGTGATTTTGAACAGCGCCGGGCCCCCGCCCGAGATCACTGTCGGCGTCGTAAACGTAAGGATGAGGTTCGCGACCTCCGTCCCGGCGACCAACTCGCCGTACCGCGCGAGGTCCTCGAATTCGAAATCGAGCGACCCCGAGATCGTCGCGAACGCCGCCGCGAGCGGCTGTCCCTTCGTGTTGCCAAGGCGCCGGCGGTCCGTGTCGAGGCCGTTTTCGCCTTTGATCGAAAACTCCCGCAGCGCGATGGACGCGCCGTTCAGCGTCGCGGCGCACTCGCTGAACGCGAAGATCTCCGCGCCCGAGGCGTACGTCGCCGTCGCGAGCGACGTTCCCGTGCCCACCGCCTTGGCGTCCAGGTTGACGATCAGGACGATCTTGTCGTCGACAGCGTTTTTGAGTTCCCACGAGGTGACCTTGCACCCCTCGAACGTGAACGGCCGGACCGTGCCGTCGACGCTCGGGCGCCCGATCTGGGTAGTCAGGCTCAGGCCCGCGAGGCCGTTCGCGTCCGGCGTGATCAGCACCTTGCGCTCGCTCCCGGCGATGCTCGTGTTCGCGTACCCGCCGAGGCAGTGCTTCAAGACCATCCCGAACCCCTTCGTCATCAAATCGAATTCAATCGAGCCCGAGGCACCCTTGATCACGGTCTTCTGCCTCCCCGCCCGCTGAAACCGCCCGCGGCCGAGGCCCATGCTCGTGACCTGCGCGAGCTCGGTTTTGACCGACTCGTTGTTGAACTCGAGGAAGCGGGTCACCGTCACCGGCGTCCCGTAGGTCGATTCCTCGGCGACGCCGATTTGCGCGCCGAGCCCGGAGCCAATGGCCATCGTTTAACCCTCCTCGTTCCGGTCAGTCTCACCGCCCGCCCGCGAGCCCCCGCGCGGCCGAAGTGCCCGCGGCACGCCCACCTCGCGCCACGTCGCCTGTTCACACAGGCTCGCACCGAGCGCATCGGGGACTTCGATCGGCACCCCGCGCGCGACCTCGCGGTCGCCGAGGTCCGGGATGAGCACCGCGTCGAGCGGCCCTTCGTACTGCACCCGCATCGGGCAACCTCCTACGGTGAGAGGCGCGAAAACGCCTCGATCGTGAAATCGAACAGGCACGCGCGCCCGTCCGGGTGAGCGCCCTCGCGCATCCCCGACGCCTTGAACCGTGCCCACTTCACCACCGCGCCGATCGACGGGTCCGCCCGGACCGTCCCCTCGACCTCGGCGGCCAGCGCCACCGCCCGCGCGCGAACGGCCCGGATCGTGTCCTCGCCGGCCCCGGGCCGGATCACGAACACGAACCCGCCGAGCGAGAGGGTTTCGTCCACGGCCAGCGGCGAGCGCCCGAGCGCGGCGTATTCCTGGGTGATGTCGTCGGGCCCCGCGAGCTGGATCGACTCCCGCAGCGACTGGTCGCCGAGGAAGGCCGAACCGACCTGAACGCCTGCCAGCGCCGGGCGCGCCGCGATGGCATCGGCGAGGGCGATCTTGAGCGCGTCGATCCGCGTCGTCGTCGCCATCACGCGATCCCCGGGAGGCGCCGCCGGTAGCGGTCGAGCACGGCATCGACGCGAGGAATGCCGAACCACGCCCCGCGCATGCCCGCCGTCGCGAGGCTGAACGCCCCGAACTCGTTCGACTGCGAGGTCGCGCGGTCCGGGAGGTTCGAGGGCACGATCTGGTCGCGGAGGAGGCGCAGCGCCGCCTCGCGGATTTCGAGCGGGATCGGCGTCACGCCGTGCTCGTACTCGACGACGACGTTCCGGCGCCCGCTCGCGAAGGTGCCCATCGTCTCGCGCACGAGGAGGCCGGCCGGGTAGACGAGCACGTCGGCGAGCTCGCCCGCCGTGTACGCCGTCAACGCCGTCCCGCCGGACGCCCGCTCGGACACGCTGCGAACCGCCGAAACGGCCGCCGCGCCGGGGATTTCGATCGCGTCGCGCCCGTTGCCGTCGAGGATCGCCCGCCCGTAGCGCGTGCCGAACGTCGGCCCGCACACGTCCGTGAACGCGTCGAGGATGAGGTCGCGAAAGCGGAGGAGGGCGTCGTCGGGGTACGAAACCGCCGAGGCGAGGACCGCGTTATCGGTCGCCCGCGCCTGCGCGACGGTGAAAAGGTGCTCGCCGACGGACTCGTGCCGCGTCGTGAGCGTGCGCGCCTCGTTCGTCGGCACTTCGAACGTCCACGTCGCCGTGAGGAGCGCGGGCCGGGCATTCTGCGCGGCCGTGAGGTCGAACCGGAGTTTGCCCGTGCCGCCCCCGGCGATCGTCGCCGTGCCGCTCGCGACGGTTTCGCCGTGTGCGTTGACCACGGCGCACGCCGGCGCGGGCGCGGCTTCGGGGTCGACGAGGGCGCCGTCCTGGTAGACGAGGACCTCGAGCGACCCCGGTACGCCCGCGAGGATGCGCGGCGAGGCGAGTTGCTCCGTCCGCGCAACCATCGATTAGGCCGTGCCCTCGGCGGGCGAAACATGCTTTTCAGCGGCCGCCACGGTCGAATCCTGCGTCACCGGTTCGACCCGGGCGCCGTACACCTCGGCGACGATGCCGTCGATCACGCACCCCGTCGCGCCGCCGCGGACCACCACGCAACGCACGTAGCGTTCCTGCGGTGCGTACACGTCGACGATGGCGAGCTTGTTGTCGTCGCTGTTGGCCACCGCGACCGAGGTCCCGGTAAGGTCGGCGGCGTCGCTGAGGTTCGCCGCCGCGCCCTGCTGGACCTTCACGGCGGGCGGGCCGTCGGTGATCGTCCCGTAGGCCACGATGAAGCGAACCCCTTCGTAGCCCGACATGTCGACGATCGAGCTATTGGCGTCCGCCGTCCCGACCGAAACCGCGTTCGACACGCGGATCGTCTTGATGCGATCGGTGAGATTGTTCTTCACGGGTTCCCCTCCTCGGGGTGATGGGCGCGGTTAGCGCGTTTCGGGAGCGGGCGCGGCGACGGCCTGCTCGGTCCGCACCGGCTTGCGAGTCCGCTGCGCGGGCCCGGCCGGCGACGGCGTAGGCCGCGGCGGCGAGGGTTCGGGCGCAGGCGCGATTTCGATGTCTGCGACGACGGGCTCGGCGTCGAACGCCGCGATGTCGATCACGGCCACGGCCGCCGCGAGGTCCGCCGGGAGCGGAACGCCGTCGGCACGCGCCTCCGACGCCAGTTCGGCCAACACCTCGAGCGGCGCGGCCTCGTCGAGCGCCTGCCGCAGTGCCGCCACCGCCGCCGACTCCGGCACCTCGGCCGGCGCCTCGGCGACGACGAAGGGCGCGCCCACGATCGTGGCGATGCCCGCATCGGCGAGGCGAAGGGCCTCACCGTACTCGACTTCGTGCTCCGTGCCCTGCGGCCAGTGCCCGCCCGGCCCGGCCATGCTGGCGATCTGCCTCACGAGTACGCGGTCCATCGTCGTTCCTCCGAATGCTGGTCCCGGGCGCCGCCGCCGGGGGGATTTGGCGGCGGCGCCCGGGGTCTGATTACGCCTGCGCGCCGAGCTTGAACGCGGCCGTGTTGACCACGCTCGCGTCCATTCGGGCGAACCCGAGGAACGCGACTTGGAACGCGTCGGCATACCGCTCCTCGAGGCGGAGAACCGTGATCCCCCTCACATCGCGCCACTTGAAGCCCTCGGCGAAGTTCCCGAAGGCGAACGAACGGTTACCCGTGGTCATCGCCGGCATGTGGTTGTTGACCACGTACGGATAGGCGTTAAACGTCGCGGGCGCGCCGTTGCCGTCGAGGCCCGCCGTCGACGGCAGCCAAAGCGGCCGGCCGTTGCCGTCGACCAGTTTGCGAAGGGCCGCCAGAGAGGCATCGGCGAACGTGTAGCGCGCGCCCACCCGGTAGGCGGGATCGACGCTGTGCTCGAGGTCGACCGTCTCGGCGTAGGTGATCGCCGTCGCCGAGGCGAACGTCTTGCCCACCGAACCGCCCACGGTGAAACCGAGTGGCATCGCCGCGCCGGTGCCCAGCGTCGCCTCCCGGTTCATGATCCGGCCGAGGCGCTCGCCCAGCTTCCGCGCGATGTACCCCTCGATATCGAAATCGGCGTCCTGCAGGAGCGAAATCGGCACGAGAACGATATCGCTCGAGTAGATGTAGGCCCGGAGGATCCGCTGGCCGAAGCTCAGATCGGTTGCCGTCGCGGTCGCGTTTTCGGCGACGCGGCGGCCCTCCACGGCCGTCTCGTTCGAGGTCGGCATCGGGATTTCGCGGCCGTCCGAGGTAGACATCACCTCGGCGATCTGCCGGGCACCCCCGAACACGGAGACGGTTTCGATGATCCGGTTCGAGAACGCGTCCGGCACGAGGTAACCGCCCGCCGTCCCGGGAACGCTCGCCTGCGCGCGCGCCTCCGATTCGTCGTGCGCCTGGTATCCCGTCCGGAGGAGGCGGGCGTCGGCGGGGTCGAGTTCGTTTCGGCCGAACCGGAGGTAACGGTCGAGCACGCGGCGGTACTCCGCGGCCCGCGCCTCGCGCTCGTTCCCCGGCGCGCCGGGGAGGAGCCGATCGTCGCGGCGCACCTCGCCGAGCTGGCGCTCGCGCTCGGCGTGCTCATTGATCTGGCGCACCTCGGAATCAAGGCCGTCGATCGTCTGGCCGAGCGCTTCGTACTCGGTCGATTCGTCGCCGTTCATGGCGCGGCCGGCGTCGCGGGCGGCGCCGAAAAGCTCCTGCATCCGCGCCCACGCCTGCCGCTTGTCGTTCTCGATTTCGCGGATCGTCCGCATGGGATCCCTCCTCGGGATTAGCTGGCCCGCTCGAGCCCGTAGCGGGCGGCGATGGCGGAGTGGCGGCGCGCCTCGTCGGCGCGGTCGGACCCGGCCTCATCGGCCGGAGGGTCGGTTTGGTCGGCGGCGCGCGCATCGGCGATGAGCGCTTCGAGGCCGTCGGCGTGCTCGCGAAGGGCATCGACGGCGGAGCGGATGACGGTTTCGTCGGCGGCGCTGTTGCGGCGGCCCGCCCGGAACGCCGGCATCGCCGCCGCGAGGAGCGAGCGGAGGGCCGCATCCGTCTGCGGATAGGCCGGGTAGGTCACGACCGACACGTCGTAAAGGCGCGCTCGGGTGACCGTTCGCGTCCACATGCCGTCCGGCCGCTGCCCCCACTCCTCGCCGAGCGCTTCGAAGGCGAACGACATGCCGGACACGTCACCGCGCTCGAGGCTGACGGCGATGTCGCGGCCGTACGACGTCGGCGCGAGGTCCGCCTCGACGGCGAGCGCCTGGGGCGAATCGATCAGCCGGAGCGTGTCCCCCGCATCGCCGCGACGGCGCGCGAGGACGAGGGACGGGTCGTGATTGACGAGGAGGCGGATGTCGTCGGCGGCGATGGTTTCGGCCACCGCGCCCGGCGCGATCCGCTCCAGGAAATCGCCGAACCACGGATCCCCGATCTGCGTCCATTCGTCGTAGACGATGGCGTTGCCGCGGAACGCGAGGCTGTCGCCCGCTTCGCCCGCCGACCGGGCCTCGGGCCGGAACGGCACGATCCGGAGTTCACGCGATTCGGACGCGGGACGGGGTTCGGTGCGAGGGTCGCGGCGCATCGTCATCGAGCGGCCTCCATGGCACGAGGCTAGGAACCCCGGCGCGAGAGGGGTCACGGCGCCGTTTCGGTGGGCATCGACGCCGGCGGCTGCTGGCCGATCTGCACGGTCACCGGCGAGAGGTTCAGCGGAGATACGTAAACCTCGCCCTCGCCGTTGGGCAGCGGCTCGAGATCTTCGAACGCGCGGATCTCGTCGGCGTTCAACCACCCGTTGGTCCGCGCGATGGCGTAGGCCTGGTAGCGCGCGAGCGTGTTCCCGCGCATCAGGCCCGCGTAGTTCCAACGGGCGTAGCGGTTCGGGTTCCTCATCAGGATCTCGTCGGTGATCGCCTCTTCGAACCGCTGCGAGTAGGCCGTGAGGGTGAACGTCACGAACGCCCGCGTCTGCTCCTCGAGGCCCGAACCCCACGAGGTCGAACCGCTCGAATCGGCGAGGAGGTGCGGCGGCACGCCGAACAGGCGCGCGATCTCCTGCACCTGGAACCGCCGGGAATCGAGGAACTGCGCGTCCTCGGGCGCGATCGACGTTGGCGACCACTTCGCGCCGTTGTCCATCACCGCCACACGGTGCGCCCGCCCGAGGCCGCGATGGTGCGTTTCCCATCGCCGCGCGAGGGCCTCCGCCTCCTCGGGGTCGAGCTCGGCCTCGGTGGTGATCACCCCGCCCGGGAGCGAACCCTGCGAAAAGATCGTCGCGCCGTAGGTTTCGGCGGCGATGGCCAGCTGCGCCGCGAGGCGCGCCGCCCGGATCGGATTGACCCCGACGAGGCCGTTGTAGCTCAGGCCCGGGACGTGGATGATCTCGCCCCGCCCGCCCGAACGGTCCGCGGCGAGGCGGCCCATGTACGGCGCCGAGCGGTCGCCGTCGACGATGAAAACCTTCCGCCGCGTCACCGGGTCGCGGCCGACCTCGACGCGCTGCGGCGCGATCGGCCACAGTTCGGCGACATCGCCGAGGCCGTTCTCGGGCGCGTAGATGTAGGCGTTGCCGGCGAGCGCGACGTGCGAGATCACCGTCTCCCAGAACACCGACCGCGACACCTCGGGGTTCGGCCGGCCCCAGATCGCCCGCTCGCGCGGGTCCGCGACCTCACGGCGGCGCACGCCGTCGCGCTCGTACACGTGCAGCGGGAGGCGCGAGATCGAGGCGATGAGCGACACCGCGCGGTAGACCGCCGTGATGCGGACGGCGCTTTCGGGTGTCACCCCGGGGAGGCCCGCGCCCGGCGCGCCGTCGATGGAGATCCCATCGATGCCGTTCGCAATCGCCTGGTACAGCGGCACGGACGGGTCATTGAGGCTCGATAGCGGCGTCAGACTGCGCGCGACCGCCCGAAACAGGTTGCCCATGCCGGGAGGCTATCGCCGCCCGCGCGAGAGGGCCGGGCGTGGCAAATCCGGGCCGAAAATATTCCGAGAATATTCCCGCCGGATCCCTAGTAATCATGCATCGAATGATGCATGATTACTCCACGGGGAGCGCCCCGGGGAGAGAACGGAAATGGCTGACCACCTGCGCCGCGTGCCGCGCGCTCACCGAGCATCCCTCGTGGGCCGGGCACGATATCCCCGTTTACTGGTCCGATGCGGAACGTAGGCAACCGCCCGCCGGCGGCGGCGAGGTGCATGGTCCTTTCCCTCGCGTATCGGCCTTCTACACCGTGACCGGTTCGGCCCCCCAGCGGGACTTCTCATTCATCCTCGGCACAGCCCGATGGCAGGAAGAGGCCAAGTAGACATGCCAGACGACCTCCAGCTCTCCGACGGCGCGAACGCCGGCAACCACGACCCGTGCGGCCGATGCCGCGCGGTCCACATCTCCCGGGGCGACCCCGCGACGGGGACGATCTACACCCGCACTGACGCCGCCCGCCTGCCCTACCGCATGCAGCGCGACATCGTCCCTCTGCGCGGAAACGACTCCCTCTGCTGGAGCCACGGCACCGTGTCGAGCCTACCCACCGAGGACAACCCCGCCGGGTGCTGCGCCGACTGCGGCGCCCAGTCGCCCGATCGCTCGTGGGTCACACGCGGCCTCGCCCTCGCCGAGGGCCGCGACATCACCGAGGAAACCGAGCGCGTCGAGCGCCGGGCGCGCATCGACGCCGGCGAGGCCACCCTCACCGACGTGGCCATGGAGCTCGATTCGTTCGCCGATGTCGTCCGCCGCCACGCCCGCGTCCTCGGCATCGTCCGCCGTGGCGGCATCGACGGCCGCACCCACGTGTTCGACCGCGCCGCCGTCGAGGCCCTCCGCGAGTCCGTCCAGGCCGACCCGAAGAGCCGCGTCATGCGGTCGGTTCGCGACCTCCTCACCGCCGCCGACATCGCCGCCGAGATCGGGGTCGATGCCGTCACCGTCCGGCGCCGGGCCGAGGCCCTCGGGCTCGGGCGCCGCGTCGGCCACGCCATCGTGTTCGATATCACCGACGTGGTCCGCCTGCGCGAACCCCGCACGCCCGGGTGGCCGAAGGGCCGACGCCGCACGGTCGAGCCCGGCTGATGCCCGCCCGCGTGCAGCTCGCGCCCGAGACGATCGCCGCCCTCCTCGGCGGCATCGTCGACGGCCGGACAACCTCCGACCTCGCCGCCGAACTCGGGCTGAACTGGTATACCCGCGAATTGGTGGGCCCGCCGCGAACGGACGGGCGTGCCATGGGCCGAACCCGTTATGATCGCTACCGCGAGATCGGCCTCCCGCCCGAGCGCCAGCGCATCGCCTCGCTACCGCGCTCCCCTCGCGACACCCTCGCGCGTGGCTGGCCCGAACTCCTCGACCGCCTCGAAGCGCGCTACGGTCCGCACTGGAGCTAGCCCACGAATGCCCGCACCGGGTCGCGCTCGGACTCGAACGTGTACAGGTTCGGCTTCCGCGCGCCCGCCTTCGCCTCGGGCGGATGCTCGAGGCCCCAGACCGCCATCGCGGCAGCGATGGCCGCGTCCATCTTCTTTCGTTCCCGGCCCTTCACGAGACGCCACGCCGCCGACCCGGGAACCTCGCGCGCGACCGCGGCGGCGATGTGGCGAGCGAACACCCGATCCCCATCGTGCGCGAGCTCGCCATTTACCACCAGCTCGTACAGCCGCTGCGACCCTTGCGTCAGCCGGATCGTGTGCTGCGGGAACTCGAGCATCGGAAGGCCCGCCGCCTCAAGCCGCCCAGCCTCCCATGTGATAAACGCCGGGTCGAACTGGATCGCCCTCACGTCGTACCGCTCCGCCAGCGCCCACAGCGTCGCCGTCACCTCGTCGATCGGCAACCGCCAACCCTCGAGCGGCGCGCGCGTCGCCGTATCCCATGGCCGCTCCCAGATCCACGCCCGCGCGACCACGCGCTCCCCCTCTTCCTCGCCGCCGTCAGTTTCGTAGATCACTGGCACGCGCTGCACCGCGACGAGCGCCGTCGAATCGTTCTTGGATGCCGCGTCCCACCCGATGAACGTCGGCCAGCCTGGCACGAGATCGAGCGCGGGATCCGCGCACTCCGCCCATGCGCCGGCCGGCAACCATGCGGCCTCCGTCTCCGTCCACTGGTTGAGGAAGTACCGCCGGTAGATGTTCTCGGGCTTCTTCGATTGCTGATCGAGGTAGAACGGCCATTGGACCGTGACGTTGTAGTTCGGATTCGCGGCCGCGACGGCCGCCTCGGACCGCCAATCAAGCTGTGGCGGCGCCGACCACCACCGGAAGAAAAACGCATGGTCCTCGACTTCGCCCGCCTCGACCGCCCGCCCGTACTCGTAGTACCGCCCGCATAGGGTGTCGAGGTCGTACCCGGCCGTCGTCGTCATGATGATCATCGGCTCCTCGCGGGCGCCCGTGCCGTTCGTGATCTTGTCGAACGTGACCATGGCGCTCGTCGACGTCCACTCGTGGAGCTCGTCGAGGAATGCCACGAAAACGTTCAGGCCCTCCGTTGACCGCGGCGACGCCGCCACGCGCCGGATCTCGGCGTTCACCTGGCCCGGCACGAGGATCTGCCGCTGGTACGGCTCGCACATCTCGCTCAGCGGCGCGCCTTCGGTTTCGACCATCGTCCGCGCCGGGTTGAACACGAGGTCCGCCGAAATGTCGTTCGCCCCCGCGCACAAGACCATCGGCGCCAGCTCACCGTCGGCGAGGAGAAAGTACAAGGCGAGCCCGGCGACGAGCTCGCTTTTCCCCTGCTTCTTGCCCATACCAATGAGCGCCCAGCGATAGCGGCGGCGCCCCGTCGCCGGATCGATTTCGAAGAGCTCGACGACGAGCCGCTTCTGCCACGCCTGGAGGCGCATGGGCTGCCCCACCCACCGCGCCTGCGTGAACACGCACCGCGTCTCGAGGAAACGGATCACCCGCGGCCCCGTCGACAAGAACACCCGCCCGCCCGAGCGCACCCACCGCGCCCCGCTCGGCCACACCACGCCCTCGGGCGCCCCGTCGGCCCACTCCTCGGGCGCGGCAATCGCCCGGCTCATCCGTCGAAGTCGATATCGTCGGACGGGTCGTCGAGGTCGGCAGCGAGATCCTCGATCGCATCCACGCGTCGCCCCGTCGCAGGCCCGCCGATGGCGTAGCCGAGGCGCCGCCGCGCAAGCGGCGTCATGCCGAGGGCCTCCTCAAGGTTCCGGATCATCGCCTCGAGGGACGGGATCGTCCGCCAGATGGGATGTAGCGCGGGCTGTCCCGTCGAGCCTTTGGTCATGTGCTGCCGACGATAGGCACGACGCGCCCGCCCGAGCTCGTCGACGTACCAGATCCAGCGCTCCACGGCCGCCAGGTCGCTATCGCGGTCAACCTGCGAACTCACCGCCGCCCGCCAGTATCGATCCCAGATCGCGATGCTCGCGTCCGCGAGCCCCGGCGGCGCCGTCGGCGGCGGTTCGGACGGCGGAACGAGTTTCAGCGGCGCCCGTTCGGCTCGATGTCCGGCGAGCGCGTTCGGAGCCTTGCGCGGTCGGCCGGCCATGGTCAGACCCTCCGATGATGTTGCGGGCACAAGGTCCGCAGGTTCGCCGGGTCGTATCGCCGCGAGGGGTCGACCGCGAGCGGCACCACGTGATCAACATCATGATGCCTCGGGTGTGGGCATCGCATGCCGCACACCACGCACCGATGGCCGTCGCGCTCGAGGATCCCCGCCCGCACCCGTGGCCACCGCGAGCCGCGGACCTTGTACTTCGCGCGCGCTACGCCCCGGGCGCACGCCTCGCACCGCGTCGCCGTCGTCGGCGCGCCGCAGCCCAGGCACGAGCGCGTCAACAGCCAGCCTCTTCGATCGGCGTCATGGTGAAGTCGATGTAACCCGTCATGCCGCCACCCGCTTCAGCGGGCACTTC